AATGTGTACAAGGAGCAAAGGATTGTATTGTATAGGTTCTTTTGACGGTATCACTTACATGTACAGAATGGCAGATGGGTCTATGGAAACAGATAAAGGAACACCATATGAACGAGGAGCTTAAAACTATTCTCTTTGAAGGTACAGACGGACAGCGTAAGTATCTATTCTCTTTTACCTTACTAAACACGAAAGAGGAGATAATAAGAAAGTTTAATATATGGGCTAGATACTTTTACCCTAAATTCTTCAAGAGTAAAGACGCTCCTTTTCATAATGAGATGTTACTTGCGCTCGCAGGTATGTACTTAGGACAGACTGACGAGTTTTTAAATATAGGTTTTCGTGGTTGTTCTAAAACAACCTACACTAAGCTGTTTATGGCCTTTGTGATAGCTAACGACACCGCACAATCTAAGAAGTATTTAAAGATACTATCCGAAGACATTAAGAACTCTAAGCAAGTAGTTACAGACATCTATAACCTACTGATCCAGCCAAGGGTAACACAGCACTACCCTGAACTATGGACCAAGACAGAAGGGAAGAGAGAAGAGACAATGGAACGCTTCACTACATCAACAGGTATAAAAGTTATCAGTGGATCCGTTGGGCAAGAGCAACGTGGACAGATTCAAGAAGAGTCTCGCCCTGACTTTCTTTGGTTTGATGATATTGAAAGTAGAAACACGTTGCGCAGTGCTGTGAAGACTCGCCAGATATGGGACAACATGCAGGAAGCTATAGCAGGACTCGCTAAAGACGGTATTACCGCTTACACAGCTAACTACATTTCAGAGCGTGGGAATGTACACAGACTGGTGGAACGTGTGCAGAACAAGCTCATCGTCCCTATCCTAGATGAGAATGGAGAGCCAACATGGGCTAGATACAACAAAGAAGAGGTAGCTTTGATTAAGCATAAGGCGGATGACTTCGAGGGTGAGTATATGTGCCGGCCTTCCGCTTCTAAAGATGTGCTCTTTGACCGTGAAAGCATAGACAAGCAAGTACCTAAGCTACCGATTAATGTAGTAGCAGGATTTAAGATATACCAAGAGTTTAATCCGTCTCACAGGGTAGCAGGAGGTGCTGACGTTGCCCTAGGTGTAGGCTTAGACTCTTCCACCTCGGTATTCATCGACTTTGATGTAGTGCCGGTTCAAGTGATAGGAACGTATTACAACAATGAAATAAAACCTTTTACCTTTGGAGATGAGCTTGCAAGACAGGGACGAATATTTGGTGAGTGTCTACTTGCTCCTGAGAAGAATAATGCAGGTATCTCCACGATTGACAGGTTAAAGCAGATCTACCCGATGAGTAGGATATATACCACGCAAAGAAAGATGTCGTCGATAACGTACAACGACCCTACAGAGTTCGGATGGGACACTAACTCTGTCACAAAGAGTAAGATGTTAAATGACTTATCGAGTGCTGTATCAGACGGACTGATTGAACTTAATGACGAGGACTTAATCAGAGAAGCGAGGGTCTACAGTAGAAACGACCTCATGGATAGGGAGGTGGACGCGCGTTTAGCTACAAGGCACTTTGATCTCTTGGTGGCTTGTTGCGTGGCGTACCAGCTAAGGGAATTCGCAGTGCGTAGTAGTAACAAGAAAGAAACGAATCAGATAGATGAACTGTGGGAAAAGAATAACAGAGGGGTATTAGAGAGGGATATGGGGTTTGAGTAACACCATTTTATCTAGTCTACACTTGATATATGACTAACGACATACTCGGGCTTATTAAAAAAACAGTAGAAGAGTTTGATACTAAGATGATTGCGGTCATCCCTGACTATCAAAACAAGAGCGACAGTGCTCGATACTTGACTGAACAAACAGGTGGATATCAGTTCTCTCAAAGGAAAATGCTAACAGATATTGACTTAGCATATAACTCAATTTTTAAGAGTGGCCAGTACGACAGAGAAGGAAAGCGTAAATTGTACCTAAATATCATGCGTTTTTACGTAAATGTGGCTGTAAAGAATACAGACGTGGACACAAAGAACTTTATATTTAGACCAGTCGATAACTCTACAGAAAATGAGTGGAGTGTTTGGTTTTTTCACAGACAGTTTAAGAACTGGGTGAAGGCTAGTGGCTATTCAAAAGTAATCAACGAGCTTAACTTTGATTTTAACAAGTATGGAACATGCGTTCTAAAGAGAGTGAAGGATGATATTATTCGTGTACCACTAAGGACATTACGAAACGACCAGTCCGCTCTCACTCTTCGAGACGGTATAGAAGGAGGTACACCACTCATCCAAGAACATCTCCTTTCCTTTTTCCAAATGAGTAAGTTCGGATGGGAATTACCTGATGAGTTTTTAAATAAAAGAAAAGTATACGAAGCGTATGCGTATTTATACCCAAGTGACCTATTAAAGCTACAAGGTAAAGACGTTGCTGAAAAAAAAGGTGAAGCACAGGTGCTCTGTATGGTTGTGTACATGCCTAGTGGTCAAAACGAGCAGGACAAGCGCACCAAGTACGCTGATAAGATTCTTTTTGCTGAACAAATTGAAGATATACCTTACCGCGAGGGTCATTCAGAGAAGCAAGACGGAAGATGGCTTGGAATTGGTAACTGCGAGAAGCAAGTAGAGAATCAAATAGCGCGAAACGCTACAGTCAACCTACGACAGCGATCTATGCTTTGGGCTTCTAAGCAGCTATTCCAAACACAAGGGGACGCAGTGCAGAAAAACCTAATAAAGAATGTACAAGACGGTGAGGTATTGCAAGTAGGAGTTAACGGACTCATTCAAAAGATAGACACGTCATCACGTTCGCTTAATGACTTTACACAAGACGAGCAAGTATGGGAAGAGAACTCACAAAAGCAAGCCTTTGCCTTTGAAAGTGCGACAGGTGAGTCATTCTCTTCTGGTACACCTTTTAGATTAGGCGCAATGCTTTCTAACTCTGTTATGGGGTACTTTGATAATCAAAAAGAAATCTTTGGACTATTCCTTAAAGAATCTTTCTATGAAGAGATAATCCCTATCTTTAAGAAGCGAGCAAAGGATGACATCGTGCTCATCGGACAGACAGAAGAAGGCTACGGCAAGCTTAAAGAGTTGTTTGTAGAATTTAATACTAATAAAAGCTATATAGACATGATGCTTTCTTCTAAAGTGTTTGAAATGGACACTATACCTACACTTGACGCTGTAAAGCAAAACGTAGAAGGGCAACTAGTTAAGTCTCCTCATCTTTCTGTAGAAGTGCCGAAAGAGATATATAAAAACGCTAAGTACACTATGGATCTAGACATCACAGGTGAATCAGAAGAGCCGGCTGACAAAGAGACATTAACAACTCTTTACACAACTATGGCACAAAAGGGTGACCCACGAGCTGAAAAGGTGCTAGAAGTCCTCTTGGCTTCTATGGGAAAGAATCTCTCTGCTATTGCAGGTGCACCACAGGCTACCCCTGTTGCTATGGGAAACCAGAACCCTGATTTACAAGGATTAATACCACAAAATGCAACTAACGCCTAAACAAACAGAAGTAATAAACAGAATAGCTAACGACTCTGACGGAGAGGTTATTGTTTCTTTCCTTAAAGACTTACTGGTCAACTATTCAAGTATCGCAACCATTCCAAAAGACTCTCCTAACTTAGCCGTAGAGGTAGGAGCGCGCCAATTATTGTGCAATATACTAGAAAGTGAGGTGATCAGTCGTTTCTCAAGGAAGATTGATAAGAAAATTATTAACGAGGAATTTGAATAATGTTAGACATAATTAAAAAATATATGGCAAAGATAGTAGTAGAAGAAGTAGTTTCTACAGGAGAATACACAAATGAGTTTCGTGTGTATGATGCAGAGTCTAACTTTAAGTCTTTTGTAACCCTAGAGGAGGCTCATGCAGAAAAAGACGAAAACGGGGGGACTATCGCTGTTGCTTCAGTGAAGTAATGAGACCTATATCTGAATTACCAGATATTATAAAGGATACGTGGGGCACACCTTACGGGGTGTGTTTTACATATGGGGACTTAATCTATGCAGATGTAGATACACTTCCTAAAGATGTCATGGTCCACGAAAGAGTCCACATGAGACAACAGCAAAAACCGTATGAATGGTGGGAACAATATAATACTGATCTAAAGTTTAGGTATGAACAAGAACTTGAAGCATACAGAGCACAATATATATATTTAAAAGCTACACAACCAAGAAAAGCATTCGCTCAAGCTAAAGAATTTTCAAGGTTACTTTCCTCTGATATGTATGGTTTTTTAAGCACTTATCCACAGGCCTTACTAGACATAACAAAAAAACAAAGTATAATCCGATTGTGATTGACCCCAATATAGTGTCCCTAGTAAAAATAGGTTACCTAAAATGGAAGTCTCCTAAAGAGATAGCAAGAGGCATTTCTATCCTTCTTCAACAACCTGTGAGAACTCTCGATGTGCATAATTATATTCAAGGGAAGCATACCACTTGGAAGCATTGCGAAGTATTTTGTAAACGGTGTAACGTAGAAATCAAAAATCATAAAAGATGTATTGATTGTACTCGTTTAATACACGGGGGGGATTTGTGCTGTATGACCATTTTAAAGGATTTACAATAAAGGGTACAAGTTCTCCATCTTTGCAAAAATGGTTTATTATTTATCCTCCGACTAGAAGCGTATCTAGCGAATAACCATCTTATGGATGAGAACACAACAGTTGAGAATCTCGAAAATCTTACTACCGAGGAACTAGAATCATTAGATAATGATTCCGATACTCAAGAAACTTCTATTGATTGGAAAGCAAAGGCTGAAGCTGCTGAAAAGCGTGCTGCAATCCTCCAGCGTCTAATGAATAAGAAAAATAAACCTACTACTAATCTAACAAATCCTGAACTCTCAAAGGATATTGCAGAAATTAAGTTAGCTCGAAAGATTGATACTTTCGCAGAAGAAAATGGCCTATCAAGAGTACAAGCAGAGCGAGTCCTAAAATTGGAACCTAACGCAACAGCCGAAACTCTCAAAGACCCTTTCTATGCAGAAGGAATAAAAGCTCTTGCCCGGAAGGAACGTGTAGATAATGCTACACCAGGTGCTTCAAGCCAAGTATCAGTCAATGGTAAGTCTTTTAAAGAGATGACACCACAAGAACGAGCTGCTAATTTCTCAAAATTCACAGGGGCAGGTAACTAAACTATGGCTAATTATACCGTCGGCAACCTCGCTGGAACCATTCCAGAAATCTGGGGCGACATTATCAATGAGGCTTTTTTTCCACAATTCGTACTCCAGAGATTCGCTACAGACCTTTCTGAGTACGCTGTTGATCAAGGGAGAATCATTCACGTTCCTAACGCTTACACTAACGTTTTTACAGCTTCAACACAGACATCAGGTGCTGATATTTACTCACCAGCTCAAGTCGCAGCTACTGTTGACCAGACTATCTCAATAACTAACCACCGATTCGTCGCTTGGGTTATTGGTGACCTAGAACTTAATCAGCTTGCTACAAAGTATAACCTCAATGAAGTTTATGCTCGTGAAGCGGCTGCAGTTCTTCTTCAGACTCTTGAAGATTCACTCTTCGCTCTTTACGCTTCTCTTACACCTACTGCTATCGGTACAGGTGTTGCAGCTATCGATGACCTTTCAGTTCGTCAGGCTATCCGAACACTTGCTAACGCAAACTTCGACCTTACACAGTGTGCGTTCTTCTTCTCACCAACTGTGTACTTTGACCAATTAATTGGTTTGTCAAAGATTTCTCCAAACTACGCTTCAAACATGAACGTAATGTCAACAGGAACTCTTTACGGTACACAAACAATACAAGACCGCGCTGCAGGTATCCTTTACGGACAGCCAGTGTACATCTCTTCAAGAGTACCAGTTGTAACGACTACTACTCGTAACCTTTACATCCACAATCGAGCATTCGCATATGCTGTACAAGGTGGAAGTGGATCTACAGGTATTCGTGTACAAATGAGTAACGAACTTCGTCTTCTCGGTATGCTCGCAGTTGTTGACCTTCGCTTCGGCACAGGTATCCTACGCGCTGACGGTGGAGTTGTAATCAACGTTCTCACAGCAGGTACAGTTGCCTAACCGCAATCTGTTTCTACAATCAATCGCCTTCGGGCGGTTTTTTGTTTGTACCATTTTCTGTCGTTTACACTTTAAGTACTCGTAAGAGTTTGTTTGCTTGTGTCCTTATCTAATTGAGGCACACAAGCTACCAATTAGAAAATAAACTATTAAACATATGAGATATTTGTATCTATTTAAAAATAGAAACGGTGTCATTAATCTCGTTAAAGACGAGACGGCATACACCTTAATCTACGCAACCGTAGGCGCTAACAGTCAGGAGTTTTTAGGAAGAGTTCATGAAGACGAATACAGGAAGCTACATCCAAGGATGGTGCTCGACTCTCGGGAGTACAGACAGTCGTTGACAGATGGCAATAGAGAGTTGGCTAGGGCTATGGAAGAAAGTAATTTAAGCGGATTGGTTTCAGACGTCGAGGCAGATTTTTCGACAAAAGTAAATCTCTTCGAGAAAAACATGGAAGCAGAAACTTTTAGAAAATTAATAGAGATAGCAGAGATGGTCGCACCTGATGAAGCTAGCAACGTGACTACTCCTTCCGGGAACCGAGAAGCTATTTTAGGAGCAATCAAACGCTAATATGACAAAGAAGACAAAAGCAAAGCTAGAATCACTCCACACTGACCCTGAATATGTTGAAATAAAGAAAGGGTTGATGGTTATGGTGAGTAAAACAGCTACTATGAAGCTCTTCTACGAAACAGTACTAGCAGACCCAGAGGCATCCGAAAGAGCAAAAGGACTAGCAAAGGTAGAGCTAGAAACCAGAGGGTACGGTAGATTAGAAGAGGATTTTGACCTATCAGTGGCTAAAAAACTAGATGACTGGATGGAAAAGAAGATACTAGAAATGGTTAGAAATAAAGAGTTACCAAAGTCTAACTTCGTGGGTCTTATTAAAAAACATAAACAACTAATCAAACAAGAATATGCAAGAAGTCGCACAGGAAA